AGGAGGCCACGTCAAAGGACACATCGATGGCGTAGGGCAAAACTTTCCGGGCATTGATACCAAAGATCCATTTTTGTTAGAGTTCAAGACAGCCAACGACAATCGCTTTAAAAACCTATTAAAACTTGGTAGTTATTGTGAGTGGTCAGAAGAATATGCTGCTCAGTTACATTTATACATGGGCTTGTTTAAGTTTACTCAGTGCATTGCAATTGTTTATAACAAAAATAACTCAGACTTATATACTGAAATCATTCAGTATGATAGTAGTGCTTTTGATTCTTTGATAGAAAAAGCAAAAAATATTTTGCTAGCAGAGACACCGCCAGATAACTACATACCAGAGACAGACTACAGAATCAAAAGCTACATGACCCCTGGCCAACAAGCTTGTTATCTAGGCAGAGGTTTGATGCCAGAAATTCATTGTAGATCTTGTCGATTCGCTAAGGTTGATATTGAGAAGGGAGATGCACATTGGCATTGCACCCAGCACGATAGAAAGATTAGCGAAGACAGACAAGCTAAAGGTTGTTCAAGACATAACTTCATACCTGAGTTGATACCAGCTCATGCTATAGAGAAAGATGATGACATGGTCTTGTATGAGAAAGACAAGATTAGATTTGTTAACGTGGCTGAGAACTTTAATACGCCGGGCGAAAACTTTTTTTCCAGCAAAGAATTAATTGAAGTTGTGAACAGTGGGTTTCCAGAGGATATCTTAGAGACTTGCGAGAAAGTTAAGAAGGTATTTAATGGTGCATCTATTAAAGAGATTAGACCTTGGGTTGAAACCAGGCCATCAACCTAATGGAAATAAAATTACCTTTGGATATTTACTATTCAAAGAAAAAAAAATTTATTTTAAATCTTAACAACTACAGAAACGCACACTATAGAGTTTTATCTATGGCGAAAAGGATGTACTCAGAAGATCTTGTAGAAAGGATACAAGACTTACCTAAGTTTAATCAGCCAGTTAGATTGACATACACCTACTATGCTAGGAGCAACAGGAGACTTGACATAAGCAATCCATGTTCAGTCATAGATAAGTTTGCTTGTGATGCTTTGGTGAAAGCCGGGATCATACAAGACGATGACTTCAAGCAAGTAAAGGAAGTGGTCTATAAGTTTGGTGGAGTGGACAAAGACGATCCAAGGTGTGAGCTAGTGGTTGATATATTCTAGGGTGTGCCTAGTATTTTTTTCATCTCTTCTTCTCTTAATACATCTGCTGCTCTTCTTATTGGAGGAGCCACTGGTTGCTGTCGAGGATCTTCAAATTGTCCTTGAAGACCTTGCCCAGTTATACCTGATTGAGCAGAATATATTCCAGCAAGATCAACTGGTTGTGAAGATTTTCTTTCGCTTCCTTGTAAAGCAAAATTAAGAACATCTTGATTGATTTCGCTAGGAGAGAACATTCCAGCCATAACCATGTCTCTGTTAGCAACTTTTGCAATCTTTAATTGATTATCAATTTCATACTCTCTAAGGCCTAAAGTTCTTGCGTCTTCAATGGCTGTGTAAAGAGTTCTTAAAGAATTATACCTAGCCTCGTTTGAGCTTATGTAGCCTTGGATAAATTCTTCTGACTCTCTTCTGTTATTAGATCTTAATAATCTATTAAACTCATTGGTTGTTTCTCGGATAGCTCTTTTGGCTTCAGCTGCTTTGTAGTAAAGAGATCTATCAATCTGAGGTTTAACTACTTTAATACCAGAGAAAGCTGACACCATAGTTTCTGCAACATCAATGGGCTTTCCTCTTGGACTAATTAAATCTTTCTCTCCTGTAACCAAAGACGCAGCTGCTGTAACAAAATCTTTTGGAACTATTTGAGTTCCATCAGCATCCATTTGAAATGTAATAGGTGTGATAGTTGGAGCAACGGCATTGAAAAAATGCATTAATCCTTTTGCAGTTTTATCTCCCAACGGATCTGATTCATTGTAAATAGTTTTTCCTGTTTCTGTTTTACCAACTAAGGTTGCTTCATACAAAGCTTTTGCTCCCATGCTTGGAGACAAGAATGGGTTAACAAATTCCCCAATAGAATCAACAGTAGACTCATTGAGGATTTGCATCAAACTTGCTTCGTTTCTATTTCCATTAGCTACAGCATTGGTAATAGCTTTGACAGGCTTTTGTAAATAGTCATATGGGTTGGTATAACTAAAGTTGTATAAGCCTGTAATATTTCCTTGCGCATCTGTGCCAGTAGGAATCATAGTCGATGTTTTTTCCCAAGGTGCAGCAAAAGATCTTTTGTATGCATCGAGTTGTTCTTTATCAGCGCCTGTCATGGCCAAGGCTGTAGCTGTTAGCCCGGCTGGAATGCCAACTGTTGTAGTTAATGCTCCAGCAATTCTTCTAGATCCTATTTTTTGTAACTCAGGATTACTACTTGCAAGCTCTTTGATTGCTCGCTCCAAAGTATTAACTGTGTTTCTTATGACTTCAGCTGGGAAGGCTGTAAAGTTACCAATCACTGGAATATATTTTAATTGCCTAACCATTTCAGGAACTCTAGAGTAAGTCGGTGTTACATTCAAAGCTATATCGGCGGTTTCTCCTTTAACAAACTTATCAAGAACATCATCTCCTGCTGCTTTTAACTTTCCTAAATTGATTACTGATCCAGTTTCATTAATCTCTATAAGTTTTTGAATGTCAGGATCAGCCATGTTTCTTCCAGCGCTTACCGGGAACATTGCATCATCTGAAGATTTAGCTATAGCATTAGCAAGTTTAGACTGCTCGCCACTCCAATTGATTAGCCTGGCCGCGTTATCTGAACCAGTATAAAATCTTTCTGGAATTTCTTTTCCTTTTTTCATCACATCAAAAACTGAAGATGATTTTAATTTTTTAAGAATATCCATGTCATCTGTAGCGAAAGTTGCTACATCACTTAGTTCTTGCAGTTGAGTTCCTTTGCCAACCATTAATCCATATTCTCTTGCGTCTGTAATTTGTTTATTGAACTCTGTTTTTTTTCTTGGATCTAAAACGCCAGCAAAAGACATTTTAAAATTCTTTGCAAACTCTCCACTCGGCCCTAGGTTGCCATTCATTAGTGCCATGAATGGGACGCTGGTGTTGTTTCTTATTTGAGCAGTTGGACCTAGAATAGTTTTACCGTATTGAGCAAGTGCTTTTAATCCAAGCAAACCTTGATAAAGTTTTCTTAATGGCACTGGCATTTGACCAACAAAATCTGTTGTGGATCCAAGCACAGCTTTGCTAAAAACTTCTGGAGCATAGGTATCCATTAAAGCTCCAGCATCTTTTCCAAATTTTAAATACTTAACTCCATCAAGATATGTCTCTTCTGGTAGTTGTACTTTATTATTTTTTCCAAGAGGCAGTTCTGGTAATTTATCTTTACCTATAAAAATTTCATCAGCTGTTTTTAGAAACGGAGTGCTTCCTAACTTAATAGCATTATCATTCAAAGATCTGATTTCATCAAAAACTTTGGCTCTACCTGATAGACCACCAAGCTTAGACATTGTTGCTGCCGCAGCTACTGATTCATCTTGCAATGCTTTTTTCCAGTCATCTGCTTTTGTGTATTGAAAAGGAGTAACCTCACCCATAGCCTCTCTAACAGCTGGCAGATTTTTTAAATCTTTTCCTTGAAGCTGACCAAACTTAATTCCTTCTACCATTAATTCTGGAGTTTGATATGGAGTCTGAGATGATTTTGGATTTGTTAATAACTCAAAAGCATCTACTGCTTGTTGTTGAGTTTTAATTCCATCTACCTTATTTAAAATTTCTGTTACTGCCTTATCTTTTAAATCTTTTGGCACCACATAATTTGAATCAATAATAGATCTGTAAATGGTTGTTCCATATAAACCAACATTATCTCCGATAGCATCTCTTAGTTCTTTTGGTATTAATAGCCTAGTTATTGTTGAGTCTGGGTTACTGAAATCATAAATCAATTGTTGCTCTTGTTTAAATAAACCAGAATTACTTTCCATAATTTTAGATATTTGATTGCCATCTGCAATTCCAAGAGCTTCATAATCAATTTTATTTCCAGATCCTTCGAAGCTTTTAATTGTTTTCATTGCCTCTCTTTGATACTCAATCATCTTAGCTTTTTTTTCTGTTCCCACCAATGTAGGAAAATCTCTTTCAACTGCAAGCAACGGAGCTCTATAAGTTGACATTGCTTTTGTTAAATTAAAAGCATCTTGAGAATTCATTTTTCCGCCAATAGATACAGCATCTTCAATAGTTCTTCTAGCTTTATTCATACCATCTATAATTGATGTTTCAAGGCTAGATGCATATAACATTTTTGCTTGCATAGCATCAGCAATAGCTTTGTTATTTTTAGATGTTTGCTCGTACTTACCGCCATATGTAAATTGTTTTGATAGCCAGTCTTTCAAACCCTTGTCTGCTTTTGTTGCTGCTGCAACTCCTTGAGATCCATCTCCGGTTGTTGCCTTTGCTAAAGCTCCCATATACGGAGCTGCTAAATCTAACCCAGCGCCAATACCTTTTACAGCCCCGGACACAGCAACTGGCGCTGCGTACATTACTGCTGCTGTCTCTCCAAAGACTTGAAGTCTTTCTAGCAATCTAGCTGTTGCAGCATCTCTGCCTTCTAAATTTTTTAATCTTTCCTCATCGCTTTCTTTATCAAAGAACATGTCTGCAAATGTTTCAACATCGTCAGTTGTCACAGCTGCATCGATAGCTGCAAAGCTTCCTAGCTGTTGTAGTTTTGTTAGTTTTGATAAAGCACTTGCAACGCCAAGGCCAGGTATTCCAAATTGAGCAACCATTTGCGCAGTCTTTCCTGCTGCTCCTTCTACGTCTGGTTTAATTGCATCAAAGAATTCATTAACATCATCAGTAACATCTGTGTCAAACAGAAGATCGATTCCAGTAGTTGGGATGGTCGCAAGACCTTGAGGTATAGATACAACGCCAGCAGCGATTCCTCGACCTATGTCTCCAATAACAGAATCAGAAGATGCTTTATAATTTTTTCTTTTAGCAATTGCTTTTTCAATTGTTTTTGGATCAGTATCTGCAACGTTGTATCGTTGACCGTTTACTGTAACGATTGGCATGTTAACCCTCTTCTGGCGTCAACGTTTTTGCAAACTCAATAACTCCTGCTCGCCCATCTTTTTCGTATATAGCAACCAGTTCAGCAGTTGTTACTGGGGTATTGTCAAGTTTAACCAATCTTTCTTTTGACTTAATAACTCTGTTAACAGATGGTTGAGCGCCAACTGTTTCTTGGGCTATAGCCATAAGAGAAGCTGCGACAGCATTGTAATCTTTTGGATCTATTGCGCCAGCACTAAATTTTCTATAAGCCGCTAATAATTCTGGGCTTTCTTGTATGGCTTGCATTAATTTAATCTGATCAGGAACTTCTCCTTCTTGTCTTGCTTGTTCTTTTAGAACACCGCCAGCGAAATCAGCAACACCACTTCTTTCAACAATACCTTCTGATGGTGTCATCATAGCTACAAATCCAGCCATCATTTGTTTTGCAAACTCAGGATCTTTTCCTAGCTTATCAGTGTAGCTTCCGGGAAAAGATGCAACGTAATCTACAAAGGTAGGCTTATCTCTTCCAGCTTCTTGAGCACGAGCCATTGATCTTGAGTAATGAATATCTTTTAATGAATCTCCATCTAGCACATCCATATCTCCAGCGCCATCAGCTATTGGTCCTAAATCTGTTTCTGTAGTTTCTTCGTCACCACCAAGTAAAGCACTTCCTAGTCCAACAACCCCAGCGGCTGGAAGGCCATAAGTAGCTGCAGCTCCAGCAAGAGGTTTAATATTTCTTTTGGTAGCTGAAGCAAGATCTGTTGCCATTTTAGCAGATCCTCTGATTGCTGCAGCTGAGTAAGGATCTACAAAATCAAGAGCGCTTGGTCCTTTAGGAGCATCTTTTGTTACACCAGTTTCTTCTTTAGTATCTGTTTTCTTTTTAGCTTCAGCTTTGTCTGCTTTTTTCTTTCTTCTATTTTTTAATGTTTCTTTAGCTTTATCTTTAATAAAAGCAGCAATACCTTTTTTAAACCCAGGCACTGCTATACCACCATCGGCCATTCTCATTACGCCCGGTGGTTTGAAAGTATTGTTTCCAAAAAATTGTCCGCCTGTCATTTCTTCAGTCTCTCCAGGAGATGTGCCCAAAGCCTCCATTAATGATGCTAGACCTTTCATTTTATCAAATGGAGTTTTTTTATCTCCTATTTCTTTTGCAATATCTTCTGATGACATACCTGTTTCCATTGGTTTATTAGGATCTATAAGAGATATCCCGCCATCTTCTTCAAAGTCAATAAATTCATTGTCTTGCATTTCTGCTAGATCTTCTGCAGCTTCGTCTTGAGCATCTTTTGCAAATGGATTTTGATAACCCATAACATCACGCGCTAAAATGTCTGTGCCAATATATGCACCAAGACCCCTTGCATTTTTTGAAAGCGCTCCTCCAGAACCTCTAACTGCATCAAAAACTTTTTTACCTTTCATTGCTAGTTTTGGAGCCAATAAAGGAAGCGTTGCGTACTCTAATGGATCTGTGTAATCAAATACATAGTCTTTTACATTTTCATTGAAAGCTGAAAAACCTTTTCCAATATCTCCACTAGCACCAGACATATCATCAACTTGTTGTTTTTGCGAGATGGCTTGCATGATCTCTTCATCGCTCATGCCAAAAGGAGTAACTCCTAAATCTAAAGCTTTTTGTACTAGATCACCATCAGCATATCTTCTTGGCTCTAGCCCTGACATGATTCCGTACATTATAATATCCTTCCGTAATCTACAGCGTAGTAACCATCTTTTACGATAACTGCATCTGGTTTAACTGCTAATACTTCTTGAGCTAATACACCCTCGGCTGGTTCAGTTTCTGCGCCTAGCGCTCTACCTTTGTCGTTCCAATCCCATGTGTACCAACCAACGCCTGGCTCTAGCTCGCCTACTTTTTTAATGTTTTCTTTAAGCTCTACATCTGATGCTCCAAAGTAAGCACCAGCTGCAGTACCAGCTGCTCCAAGTAATTGAGAGAATGCGCTAGGCTTTTGATAGCTTTGTGGTTGATATGATTGACCTTGTGTACCACCACTGATCTGGCCTGTTGGCATACCAGCAAGTAGTTGTTGTCCTTGCATTAATCTTTGCATTGGCTCTGCAGCAAGCTGTTGCGCTCCAGCAAACTGTCTTGATAATCCTGCTTGTTGAGTAGCCTGGCCTTGCTGACCAAGTTGATTCATTGTATTGATTTGTGTGCCTAATTGCTGTTGTGATTGTTGGCCTAGTCCTGCTAGCCCACCGCCAATCTGTCCAAACTGTCCACCAAGGGAAGCTTGTTGTTGACCCAAGCCACCTAGTGCTTGACCGATCTGAGCTTGTTGTCCGCCTAGTCCTGCTTGCAATGATGCAAGTCCTTGTTGAGCACCACGTTGCTGTTCAAACGCTTGTTGCGCTTGATTCTGAGCTTGACCAAAGCCAGCGCTTCTGATTCCAGAAACTGCTTCAGCTGCACCGCGTCCTGTTTGTCGGGCAAGTTCCTCTTGGGATATGCGGCCACGGGATCCACCAAATGCACCAGCTGATACAGCCTGATCCCTAAGACCTATGTCTGCTTGTGCTGATTGGCGATTGATGTCTTGTAATGTTTGTTGAACAACTTGATCTTCGTATGGGTTATAAAAGCTTTGAGCCATTGATGGGTCGTACATTCCTGTTGCACCCATAGCACTTTGTTCAGCTCTTCCTAGTGCACCAAGCCCACCGCTAACTGCTTGACGAGCTTCAGGCATGTAGCCAAAAGCATCTTCCAATGCTCTCTCTTGTCTACCAAATAGTCTGCCTGCTTCAGTTAAGTAAGGTTGATATTCACCTAGTTTACCAGCTTGTTGACGAGCCTGTATTTGCAGAGGAGTTAACCCAGCAGTTTGCTCGATTGGAATGTCTCTAGGTCTTGATATGATGCCTTCGTACTCACCAGGTGATCCGAAGTAAGATCCTAATAATCTTCTTGAGTAATCTTCTGCGTATGGTTGAACAAATGAATAGCCAGTCTGAGGTGCAGTAATGACCTGTGCTTCTGGACCCAATTTTGTTTTACTACTTAGACACATCTTTTATTTATTTCCTATAATACATACCGCCTATCTGGTGAAAGCCTTTCTTATCAAAAAGTTTCTTAGCTCTTTCTACACCCTCTAGGTTAAAAATGCCAAGAATCAAAGGCTTGTCTTGCTCTTTAGCATATTCTATTACTGCATCTATTAAAAGATGTGACGGTGGTGTTTGGTCTTTTAAATTCCTGTATTCAGGTAAAACATAAAACCAACCATCACCTATGTATTCGTCAGAAGACCACCAATAGTTATCTGGTGCTGCTGCGATACTTCCAATGATTGTATCACCATCCATTACATTATACACAATCCCATTAAACAAGAAATGATTTATGTGAGATGAGCTTCTAGCCCAGTCTATCTCTGGGGAACCTTTGCTTGATAGCGAATGCTCAGACCAAAAATTTTCTGCTAGAAAATCAGCTGTAATTTTGCCATTCTCAGGCGTGGGATCTACCTTTGTTAAGGTTAACTTCATACAAGTTGTTTAGCTATTTGTTCTCCAAACTTTTGCATCTTATACATTTCACGAGCGCCAAATAATCTTTGCTCATATTCATCGTTGGGATTAGCTCCTGCTGCAATACCCATGCCTCTAACAGCTGCTGAGTTAGTTACAAACTCACCATCACTTAGCATGGCTGGTATCTTATCGCCTCTTTCACCACCGGGGCCTGTTACTAATTCGTCTCTTTCTGGGAAGTCTTCAACGCCCATCTCGCCTGTGCCATCTGCATAGGCTTGAACATAAGCGCCATCTTTAGCATATAGCTGACTGGCTATACGTCTAGGCTCTAAATCATCTATAAAGGTAGCTTCTTTTGGAGGTGCTACTAATGGGGAGAAAGGAACGCCTTTAGCTTGTGCATAAATTTTAGATACTTCAGATGGATAAAATCTATATGCATCAGGCGTTTTGTCTTGAGCATCAATGCTAATTGGAGCGCCCGGAGTTGTATCGCTGTAACCCATTGCTCTAGAATAAGATCCTATACCTTCTGAAGGTGCGCCATAAGCTCTAGCAAGCGCAGAAGCCATAGCTTCTTCACTATCTTCTTCACCAAGATCACCAACATCCATTCCTAAAACATTTTCGTAGTATCTTCTAATGTAGTCTTGATCTATGTTAAATCCACCAGCAGGGCCACCGTATTGAAACTTTGCTATACCGCCATACATATAACCTGGAACATCATACCCAAATCTTTCTTCAACTAAAGCTGGATTTTTTTCTGCTAAAGCCATAAGCCCTTTGTTTTGTTTATTTATGTTCTTCATTTTATTTTTGTTTTTTTAGTTTGCGCTCTTTCATTAGAAGTTCTAGATCATGCCAACGATACATTCTTTGATTGACGTCATCCCAGAACCATCCTTTGTAATCGTTTAATACTTCCATGTGCTTAATTTATCATAAAGTCAAGGTGATATCACCATTTGTTTTAATACTAACAACCCCTAATTGTGCATTGGCCTGGTAGCCATGAGGACTGACAGGCGTCTGTAGTTGTAACCATGCGTTACCAGTGTAAACCTGTAGTACGCCAATAGATGTATTCCATATCACATCGCCAGCGTTAAAAGCAAAGGTGCTTATTTGAGCGTCATTAAACTGCGGTGTCGAATTTGGATCAAACTTTCCTAAGTTAATCTCTAGTATTCTAACTAGACGATTGAATGTATTCGCATCAACCTCAGTTAATGCTAATGGTAACCTAGTTTCAAGGAGCTTTGCCATTATCTTCTGCCATCAGTTCTGATATCGAATCTATTGGCTCCTAGTCTCCACTTGAATCCAGTGCGTACTGCTGGGTTTGCGTCATCGTCTGATTGAACTCTAAAGACCATTTGTCTTGCTCTTGTTCTAACAAAGTTTTGTGTTGTAGAACTGGTAACATCACTGGTTGAACTGGTTGTTAAACTTTCGCCCGGATAGTTTCTTGTTTTAAGAACGTAATTTATTTGGCCAGTTGTAGGAGTGGATCCAAAAAATTTAACGTCAGGAATAATTCTGCTTACAAAACCAAATTGCTCACCTTCGTCAATATCGATATCACCGGATTCAATAAAGACATTGTCCATCGGAGCACCGTCTGCATCTGAGCCAGTCTCTTGATTGTATAAAATACTACTGTTCTCTGATCCATATGTGGCCAATGGGTTGTTAAATATTCCTTCATCTAACCAAGCTGTCCTTGATAGCTCTCCTATGCTCCATACGTTTTCTAAATAATTATAAGCAACATAACGATCAATGTCATTGTTGTTACCAGAGCAATAGAACCAGCCTAGCTCATTAAATTCTTTGTTGGTAAAACCAAAAATTTTAAATGATTGAGTTGTATTTAAATCATCAAGGACATAGTTAAGAACATTGCAATTAACTCTTTCAACAGCGCCTGAGTATTTATAAAATCCATCACGAGCCATCCAGTACACACCATCAGGTGCATTGATAGCAGCGTTTGGAGAAATCATGCCAACATTTTCATTAATTAAATTAACGCCAAATGTAAATGGAGCACCAATAAACTGCATAGAGTATAAGGATGTATCAGTCCAAATTAATATTTCTTGTCTTGCTCTTAGGCCTCCAACTATTTGAGAACCTGAAGACAGTCTTATGTCTCCTGCTGTATTGGTAGCTGTAGGATTCCACTCTGTTAAACTTTCTTGATTACTAAAAGCTATAAGCAATGGATCAATTGATCCTGTTCTTGCGCTTCCAACAATAGGATCTGCTCCTAAAACAATAACGTGTCTATCAATGTCACTGACAATAGTTTGCAAGCCTTTAGTTGGCGCAAGATCAGATCCTGATAAAGATGTAATATCTACTGCTCTATTTGTTACGCCGCTTGATGTGTCCCAATAATAAATGCTTCCAGCTCTAGGATTAATAACCAAATCTTCACCGAAAGCATCATGCGACCACAACCTTAATTGATTGGCAAAGCTTGCCGCTGCCGCTGATCCCCAGGTGTTAGATCCCCAAGTGTCAACGCCCCAGCCTGTAGATGGAACATAAACATTTAGACCTGTATTGATTTGATAGGTTCCTACTGTAGATCCACCACCATTACCGCTGTCACCTGCTGCTGCTAATACAGGATCGCCGCTAGTATCTTTGGCTTCAATCGTATATGAGTTAGCATTAATAATGGTTGCTATTTGATATTCTTGGTTAAGCACTGGGGCAGTAATATTGCCACCCAAAGAAACTGCACCTGAAAAAGTTACAAAGTCATTTGCTACAGCGCCATGTGCAGTATCACTCACAGTGATAGTAGCATCTCCATTTCCAACCTTAGCAAAGGTTACATCGCCAGCTGAGGTAGTAAGTCTAATAGGGGTAATGTCATTGAAGTTATCTCCCTCTTTAACATAGTATTTTAAGTTAGTTCCCATGCCTAAGAATCTAGTGGATGATAGAGATACCCAGGCAAGCATACCGCGGCAAGCTCCTAAGAAAGTGTTTAAACTATTTTTAGCCCAACCGCCTATTTTTTCTGGCAAACCTTTTCTAAATCTCACAAGGTTACCATCAGACCAACCGCCTTTATCCATAAGGTCTGTCATCTCTTTGTTAATGCCGGGTTGAAATGTAAGTTTTGTTAAAGGCATTCTATATGTGTTCCCATTTCTTGCCTTCAAACATTAAAGCTTCTGCCTCTCTTCTTCTTGTAAGACCAGCTAAAACTTTTCTTTCGCCATTTACTGTAGCTTTATTCCAGCGTTTAATTT